CGTTGAGCGGGATTGCGTCAACAGCCGCCATCGGCGTGCCGTCCATCTCGTACGACCAGTCCGTGTATCCAAACGGAATCGGGTCGGGAAGTTGGCGGATCGTATGGGACATCACCTCCCCCGCTGCTGTAACCCCATTGTTGGTCGGTCCTGACGGGTGGGCGTTGCGTCTCTGACGGGACAGTTCGGCCTCTGATATGAGGCCAAGATTTGGCCTGACAGAACAACCCGTGAGGATTCTGTGGACACTGACATGATCGGCGGCGATCAGCCGTCCGACATTGACCCGTCCGACACATTCGGCCAGCCGGCCGAACAGGTCGAGGAAGGGACGCAGCCGGCAGTTCCGAGCCAGTTCACCGTGAAGGTGGGCGGCGAAGAAATGCAGGTCAGCCTCGAAGAGGCACTGAACGGCTACCAACGTCAAGCCGATTACACCCGTAAAACGCAAGAGTTGGCAGCCGAGCGTGAGCAGCTCACCCATGCTGAGCGGCTGTGGAATGCGATCGAAGCCGATCCCGAGTATGTGATTCGGGAGATGGCGCAGGCGTACGGACTTCCGATCGGCCAGATGGACGATCGGCCCGCCCAGCGGGAAGATCCGTTCGCTGTGCCTGACGGGGACGACAACGCTTCCGATCCGCGTTGGCAGCAGGTCGAGCAGTTCATGCAGCAGGCTCAGATGGAGCGTGCCCAAGCCCAGATTGACAGAGAACTAGCAGGACTGCATCAGACGTACGGTGTCCAATTTGATGACACCGAACTGTTGCAGTTTGCGGTCGAACGGCAGATTGCCGATCTTGACGCAGCGTTCAAAGCGTTTGCGTTTGATCGGATGAGTCGTATGGCCGCTGACCGTTCGGTTCAGCAGCGGAAGGCGCAAGCGCCTCCTGTTGCTGGCGGGCACGGTGTTGCTGCTGGTGCTGTCGCACCTGGGGGTGGTGCTGCCCCGCTGAGCGTCGCAGATGCGTTCAGAGCTGCCGAAGCCGCCCACGGCGTCGGCTAACCCACCACAGGAGAGATAGAAACCGATGGCTGACACTACGTCGCTTGATTACGACGCGATTCTCAGCACCACGCTGTACAACTACGCGTCAACTCTGGAGAACAACGTTTTTCAGGCCCGTCCGCTGCTCAACTACCTGAAGTCGAAGAACCGTATCAAGACGTACTCGGGCGGTGCCCGTATCGTCACTCCGCTGGTCGAGGGTGCGAACAGCACCGCTGGCGTATACGGCCTCTACGACAACCTGAACATCACTCCGCAGGACGGCATGACTGCCGCCGAGTGGCTGTGGAAGCAGGCTGCCGTGTCGGTCGCGATCGCCGGCCTGGAGGAGCAGCAGAACAACGGCCGTGAGGCTGTGATTGATCTGCTTCAGGCGAAGATCATGCAGGCCGAGGAGTCCCTTGCTGACCTGTTCACCGTCCAGTTCCTTTCGGACGCCGCTGGCGGCGACGACTGGAACGGTCTTGCCGGCATCATCGATGACACGTCGACGTGTGGCGGTCTGGACCCCGACAACCACGCCACGTGGAAGTCGTACAAGGATGAGCTGAACGGGCCGCTCACGATCGCTGCGATGTCGGCGGCGTGGAACGGTACTGCTCAGGGCGGGTCGGACACTCCCGACTTCATCATCACCAGCCAGTCGCTCTGGGAGAAGTACGAGTCGCTGCTTCAGCCGCAGCTTCGCTACTCGGACCCTGGGACGGCCGACGCCGGCTTCGTAAACCTCCTCTACCGTGGTGCGCCCGTCGTGTTCGACTTTGCGGTCGACAACGGCGACGTTCTCGGTGAGGCGAACTACGACTCGGGTGTTGTCTACTTCCTGAACTCGAAGCACGTGTGGATTGCTCGGGGATCGTCCAAGTGGTTCTCCTCGACGCCGTTCATCCGTCCGACGAACCAGGACGCCCGCTACGCCCAGATCATCTGCTACGGCAACCTGGTGACGAACTGCCGTCGCCGCCTTGGCAAGATCACGGGCGCGACCGCCTGACAGGAGGCATAAATGGCAGTGACCGCTACTGCGGCCGCACCTGCCAGCGCTGTGAAGCCCGCCTGGAAGGGTCCGTATGGCCCTTCCGGCGGGGCAGTCGCAGCGACTGTCAGTGAGGTTGCCCCGAATAAGCGGATCCGCACATCTCAGGTGACCCTGTCGGGCACCTACGAGACGGGCGGGTTCGAGCTTGACCCTGCAACGTTCGGCCTCGCAGAGATCCACCACCTTGCGGTGGTGTGCGATGCGGGAGCGAACAGCAGCGGTGATGCGGTCCCTCGACTTACGTCGGGGGGTCCGATGGCTACTGTCACCCTGTACGGGGCTGACGAAACTGAGGTGGCCGACACCACATCGGTGTCTGACCATGTGTACACGTTTGTGGTAGTCGGGATCTGATGTCCGACGCTCAGCGTGTCCCGTCGATGCTTGTAGGGGTAGAGGACGCTCGCCCCTACGGCATCGCTGGGGTCGTCCCTGCCGACGCGAAGATGACCGCTCATCGTCCGCACGGTCAGGGCCGCCTGTACGTGTCTGATGTTCCGTATGCGGAACCGTACAACGACCGTCAAACCTGTGAGGGGCTACGGACGGACGGGCATGACTGTAACGCGAAAGCGAAGCCTGGCGAACGGTTCTGTTCCGATCACGACCCGCACGGGTAGGCGACCGTGGGGCTGATGACCGTCGGGGCAATGTCCGACTATGTGCGGACGTTCCTTGACAGCGACGAAGAAGACCTTCCCGACACACTGCTCGATGTGTGGCGCAACGAGGCGGTCGATCGGATCCAACGGACGTTCGAGTCGTGGCAGTTTTACGAACATTCGTGGACGTTCACTTGCACAGATCAGATCAGTTTCGCTGCGATTGCAGCAACGGACGATGCTGGCGCTTACCCTGACGCGATCTTGTCGGTCGAGGCGGAACGCTGGCTGATGAAGTACATGCCTCACGAACGTGAGGTAGCACGGCACGCCTGGTCGAACGGAACGGCAGGAAACCCGACCGAATGGTCGCTGTTTGACGGCAGCGTGTACATCTGGCCTGTGCCCGCATCGTCGGCCACCTATGTGGCCCGAGGGTACCGTCAGCCGATCGTCGCCACGAACGACGATCAGATGGTCGATCTGCCGTCCGAGTTCGATCCGTTGGTGTGCGAGTGGATGTTGACTCGGGCGTACGAGTGGAACGACGACGAAGTGATGTCGCAGCAGAAGCTAGCACGGTTTGAACGGCAGCTCGATCTGTTGCGTCGCCGTTATCTGCGTGCTCCGAAGGCGGGAGTTCAGACGATCGGTTCGGGACACGACAGTCCGTTGCTGCCCGAACGACTTGCTTACTCTTGGGAGTGGTAGCCGATGCCTCGCCGGCCGCAAGTCCGCGAGTACGTCGATTGGACGGGCGGATTGAACTATGTGGGTGATGCGTTCACGCTCGCCCAGAACGAAGTTGTTGACTGTCTGAACGTCACGTTGCTGCCTCGCGGCGGGTTTCAACGACGGAAGACGGTCGCCGCATTGAACGAAACGGCGTTTTCGGCTGCACGGAACGTGTGGCCGTACTATGCGCCGACAGTTTCGCAGATACTTGTTCAGGACGGAAACAATTTTAAGAAGTCGACGGACGGTTCGACGTTCACGGCAGTGTTGGGGGGGAGCCATCCGTCGGTGACGGGCCGTATGCGTGCGGCAACGTTGGCCCGCCAGACTGGCGCTAACCCTGGCGAAGAGATCTGTTACATCCAACGTAACTCTGAGCAGGTCGCTCTCGCCTATGACGGCACGTCCGCAACCCCGTTGGGCGATGCGGACGGCAACTGGAATGACAACACGGACAGTCCGCAAGGCGGCTACATGCCGCAGGCCCGTTTCGTGTGTACTCATGCTGGGTTTCTGTTCCACGCCAACATCTTTGAGGGTGGCGCCCAGATGATCTCCAGGGTGCGGTTCTCGCATCCGAACGAACCTGAGGACTATCGGGCCGACGACACGTTTGATGTGGGCGGCTACGGCGAGCCGATCACAGGGTTGGCGTCGTTCGGCCGTAACTTGTACATCTTCAAACGGTCGTCGGTGTGGGTTCTGTCGGGTTATACGCCTGACACGTTCCAACTGATTCAGGTGACTGATTCGGTCGGGGCAGTATCGCAAGAAGCGGTCTGTGTTGGCCCTAACCGTCTGTTCTTCTTCGATGAACATGACGGCGTGTATGCGGTCACGTCCGAGAACAAGTTGGAGTGGTTGTGGCAGAACCTGTCGGTCCTGTTGGGCGAGCGGAAGATTCCAGCAGGGTTTGTGGATCAGGTGACGTGCGGCTGGATGTCGCAACGGTTGTGGGTGTCGGTCCCGTGGCTCGATTCTGAAACGAACATGCGGATGTTTGTGTTCGATCCGCTGTTGGGCCGTCAGGGCGGCTGGTATCAGTATGCGTTCGGGAATGCGACTTCGACGTTCGGGATCGGCCCGATGGTCGAGTTCCGACCGCAGAATTCTGCGGTGACCTATTTCGGGTTGGGGGCGGGCGGCTCCTACTTGTACAGCCTTGACCATGAGGATGGATCTGCTGATGTGACGGGCGATGACAGCCGACTGTTTTCGTCGTTGTTGCAGACCGCCTGGTACAAGGTGGGTGTGTCGGGGGCGCAGAAACGGTTCCGTCGCCCCAGGTTCGTGTTGGACGCCCCTGAGGATTCGTCCATCGATGTGACTGTGCTGCGCGATTTTGAGCCGTCGGTGAACAGTCGGTCGATGTCGTTGGCTGTGAATGCTCGACCTGCTGGCGGTTTGTGGGGCGATCTGTTGTGGGGTTCGGGCTTGTGGGGTGCGAATTCTGCTGACGATCAGACGATCGTGCGGGGTCGTGCGATCGGCAGTGCTTATGCGGTGTCGTTTGTGTTCAATGGTGAGGTGCGGGCCGACACTGAGGCGGTTCCTCGGTGGGGTGTGAATGCGATCGATCTGGTGTTTCTACCGAAAGCTGTGAGGTGATTTGAGTGGGGTCTGTTAGTGGGATTGTGACGTTCTCGAATGGAACGTCGGCTGATGCTGACGAGGTGAACGGGAACTTCACAGCCTTGAAGAACTTTGTCGAGGATCAGACCGTGCAGAAGGACGGGTCGGTTGCGATGTCAGAACGGCTGACGTTGCACGGGGCAGATCCGACTGCGGATAATCATGCGGCCCGCAAGAAGTATGTGGACGATCAGATCGATGCGGCGGTTGCTGCAAATACGCACGGGTCGTATGTGTTTGCCCGCGTGGACGATAACGATTACGGCGGAAACATTGCATGGAACCAGACGGTGACCGCAAACACTTGGACGACAATCAAGTTCGAGGATCTCGTTCAGAACGTCGGCAACGACTACGACCATGCGTCGGGCGTGTTCACCGCCCCGAAGGCCGGCTTGTATCAGGTGTCGTTCACGATCGGTGCGGCAGAATCCTCGACTGTCCTGTTCCGTACTCGCATCCTGATGGGGGCAAGTACGATATTTAACGGGCCTCGGATCGTCCCGAACGATATTGCAGGTCAGGCTGACGCAGGCCAGTATGCGTTCATTTCATGTTCGCATACGGTGTATGTCCCTGCGGCCAACATGACGATCAAGCCCGAGTTCAGTGTCGATACTGGAGGGACGTACCGTCCTGGGAAGACGCTGACTATCGCGTTCCTCCGAACGAACAATGCCTAGTGGCGACAATTTTGTTCGGGTACGGACGGCGGAGGGAGACGTTCTGCGTCTTGCCAAAGCCGACCTTCCTGTTGGCCCTGCTGGCCCTCAAGGGCCAGCGGGACCGACGGGTCCCGAGGGGCCGCAAGGACCCGCAGGAACCGACATAGAAGTCATCTCTCAAATAGCAATCGTTGTCCCGACAACGCTTGGGGTGACGGAAACCGTAACCACCTCTGGTACGTCCACAGCGACCGTCACCGTAACTTTAGTTTGAGGCCAACATGAACGAAGAACTCGCATCCTCCGACCTTGTAGCAGTCCAGGGCAACGTCACCGTTGACCTGATTGACCCACTGGCGGGCGGAAAAGGCTCATGGCGGGGAAAAGTTATCCAAAGGGAGGAGGGCCACAACTTTCTCGGAAAAATGTGGGAAGAACGGGCCAAATGGGAGCAGCAGCGGCTGTGGACGTTTTTACATCCCAATGTTTCCCTCGACACGTACGGCATTTCATATAACGCGCAACCCATATTTCCCGCCGAGTTTTGTGCTTTTTGGAATGATGCAACGGCAGAGAGCGCAAGCACCGAAAGGTCGGTCAATAAGTCTTTGGTTGGGTTTGCGTCGCGTTGGCCTGTCGGGTCTCCGACGGGGAAACGCGGCGTGGTCAACTTGACCGAGTCCGTTTTTGACAGTACGGGTTCTAAATGGGTTTTTGATTGGACAACCAGTCAGGGAAATGGAACTTTTCAGTCTGTGGGTTGGACGCGAGTGGACCCCAGTTTCAATGGCGGTGAAGCCATGATGGTTCAATGGCCTGAAGTAGGGTTTGTGCGAGTAACCCCCGCTGTAAACGGGGTTTATTATTCGGGGGGGTGTGCTTGGGACGGAACTTTGTTTTATTCGATTGTTCCCAGTTCTGCTTCGACTTCGTCTGCCACTTATCGGATTCAATCGTTTCCTGCGGCAGGCGGAAACGGTACTACCGTAGTGAACATTCCAACGTCAATGGCTCCCGCTGGTATCAATGGCGGTTTTCGTACCCGCGGTTTGGCTAAGAGTGGTTCGGATTGGTACATCTGTGGGCAAGAATATTTGGCTGCCAGTTTTCGTGCATATATTGGCAAGATGAATAGTTCGGGCACGGAACTGTGGTCACGGCTAGAAAACTCAACATCCGAGTTTCAATATGGCAACACAATCAAGTACATGGATGTGACCATTGATGGTTCTGGTTATCCGTGGGTGATTGGTGACAACGCCGTCATGTACAAGTTGTCGCCAACGGACGGTACTATTGTGACGCGAGTTCCGTTGAACCTTTCAACGTCGGCGACGTATGAGGACGCGTGTGGAATCGCGTGGGATTCTACAGACGGCAACTTTTGGGTCAATTTGAGTAAGGGTTTAGTCAAGGTTGATTCTTCTGGCAACCTTGTTGGCCCAGCGTGGGCTTACGGAGCCGCGGGATACGGCGGAGGTTACAGTTCTGAAACTGCTACGTCGCCGTTTAGCGGGACGGCTACTTGGTACGCGTCGCGGGTAAACGAGACTTACACGTTGACGAATGCAGGATTGAGCCAATCGACAAGCGAAATGTTTTATACCGACTGGCCCTCCTATATTGAAGGCCCTTCCTGTTACGCTTCTTATTGGGTCGGTGGGGCTTTGGTGATGAAGGGTGGAGAACCGTGGGGCGGATATGGCGTGTCAACTAACTCTAA